GGATGGAGGTGTTTCGGCCGATCAGCCCCCACAGCGGCGAGCGGGGGTTACGGGGGTGGTACCGGCCGTCGCGGTTGTTGAGGGTGAGGGTCAGGGTGCCGGGGTCGGTACGGGAGCCCTCGTCCGGCCGGCCGCGGGTGATGGCGACCGGGTCGCGGGCGAGGACGTCGTCGGTGATCTCGGTCCAGACACCGGCGAGTTTCAGCTCGTGGACGAGGGCGAACCGGGACACGGGGTCTCCTCTCTGGTCAGCGGCCGAACGCGGTCTGCGTGGATCCGCGGCCCTGGTTGCGCACCATGCGGCTGATCATGCGCTTGAACTCGGAGTCGGCGCCGGTGACGTCGATGACGACCCGGGCGGCGGCGCCGTCGCCGCCGGTGCCGCGCACCGCGCCGGCCACCGTGCGGAGCATCCCGTCGAGGCGGTCGAGGGGCATGACGGCCTCGTCCTGCCGGCCCTCACCGACGAGAGCGAGCATGCCGCCCGGCGTGGACGGGATGACACCGCCCTGCGCGAGGGCGGGGATGCGCGGCATGGCCCACGTCCGGCCGCCGACGATCGGCACCCAGCTGGGGATCGAGAACGAGAAGGAGCCGATGGTGGAGTTCCAGAACCGGGCGACGGCGCCGAACCCGGCCCGGAACGGCTCGGCGATCTTGCCGCCGATGCTGGCGAACCAGCCGATGATCTTGCCCGGGAGTGCGGCCAGGGTGAGGAACCAGCCGGTCACCTTGTCGATCCCGGCGTGGACGGCGTTCGCGATCCAGTCCATCGTCGACGTCCAGGCGGAGCTGAGGGCGGACAGCCCGGCCTTGATGCCATTCCACAGCCAGTCCCAGGCTGCGGAGACGCCGTCGACCGTGGCGTGCCAGGCGACGACCAGGGCCGCGAACGTCGGCTTCAGGACGCTGTTCCACAGCCAGTTCCAGGCCGCGGCGACGCCGTCGACCATGGCGTGCCAGGCGGTCTGGAACCACGTGGTCTTGGTGGCGATGAGGACGATCACGGCGATCAGCGCGACGATGCCGAGGATGATCCAGGTGACCGGGTTCGCCAGCAGCGCCGAGTTGAGAGCCCACTGGACGGCGGCCCAGATGCCGAGGGCGACGGCGAGGGCCAGGACCACGGGGGTCACGGCCTTGATCAGGGCGGGGTGCTCCTGCAGGAACGCGGAGACGGCGGACAGGACGGGGAGGAGGGCCTCGCCGAGGGTGGTGGTCAGGGTCCGCATGACGGAGTCCCACTGCTGGGCGGGGGAGGCTGCCATGGAGTCGACCAGGCCCTGCGCGGCGCCGGCGGTGTCGTCCATGCCGGTGGCCGCCAGCGCGGTCTGGGGGTTCATCGCGAGCAGGGCGTCGGCGGCCTCGCCGGCCATGTCGCCGAACAGGGCGACCTGCAGCTGTGCCCTCTTCGCCGGGTCCTTGACGCCGCGCAGTGCCTCGATGGTGGTGCCGAGCGCGGCGGCCGCCTTGGGCCCGCCCGCGTGGATATCGGCGAGCATCGCCTTGCCGTTCAGGCCGAGGCCCTTGAAGGCGGTGGATGCCTGGTCGGTGGACTCCGTGGTGATGCGCGCGAACTCGTGCAGGACGTCGCCGGCCTGGTCCAGGTCCTTGCCGCCGGCCTTCACGAACTGGCCCATCATGGCGAACGCGGTCTTGCCGTCGAGGCCGATCCGCTGGAACTGGGTGCCGTACTCGGTGACGATGTCCGGCAGGTCGTCGAGCATGGACCGGGGCAGTGTCTGCGCGGCGGTGGTCAGGACGTCGAAGGCCTCGGTGGCGTCCCCGGCCAGGCCCTGCGCGACCATCTGGGAGGCCATCTTCGCGGAGTCCGCGACGTCGAACTCGAAGGTGTCGGCGAGGGCCTGGGCCTGCTCGGTGAGGGCGGTCAGGTCGCCGTCGGTCAGGTCGTTCATGTCGCCGAGCTGGGACAGGACCTGGGTGACGGCATCACCCACACCGTCCATGGACTCGCCGAACCCTGCGCTGTAGACGTCGCCGGCGATGTGTCCGGCGCGGTCGGCCTCCTCGTCGGTGAGGCCGAGCTGACGCTGCATGGACGACTCGACGGACGAGAGGTCCATCGCGGAGTTCATGCCTGCGACGAACAGGCCCATCGCGGCGGCGCCACCGGCCGCCATGTCGAGGCCGCCGAACGCCTTCTCGACGCCGGAGGCGGCCTCCTCAGCTCCTGCGGCGACGCCGGAGCCGTCCATCCCGATCGACACCAGGAGCTGTTCCAGGAACGCCACTGCCGCCCCCTTCCGTTGTCAGGTCGGTCCCGCCGAGCTGGCGGTTCAGGGCGCGGACGGCGGTGAGCATGTCCTGCCAGGACTGGCGGGCCTTGCCGGCCCACTTCGGGATGAAGTCCTCCGCGCGGGCGGCGCGCTGCCCCTTGCCGCGGGCGGTGTTGGCGACCGTCGCGGTGAGGATGCCGTGCAGCAGATCCCCGCGTTCGGGCCCGATGGTGCCGGTGAGCCGCTCGTAGGCCATCCACTCCGTGAGCTCCTCGCTCGTGGTCGAGGCGAGGAGCTCGGGCACCGTGCGGCCGAGGGCGAGCGCTAGTCGGTGGTAGAAGAGCCGCTCCGGGCGGCCGGCGAGTTTCCCTTCTTCTCCTCCAGCGACTTCTTGTCCAGGCCGGACAGCCGGAGGGCGACGTCGAAGAGCCGGTCGATCACCTTGCCGTCCTTCGCGGCGAGGTCCCTCACCTCGCTCGCGCCGAACAGCGGCTTGCCGTCCTCGCCGATCAGGCACATCACCAGGAGCCGGGACCGGGCGTCGGTCGGCATCCGGCGCTGCACGCTGCCGTTCGGGCCGGAGACGATCCCGGACGCCTCCCAGGCGTCACGCTCGGACCCGGTCAGGGCCCGCACCCGCACCTCTGCGTCCTCGCCCCACTCCGGGGTCGGGACGTCCTCCCACCGGGTGTCCGATGCGGCCTTGATCTGGTCCTTGTTCAGCAGCGCCACAGGGCACCCCTCTTCGGTTTGTGTGCGGTGGATTGCTCGAGGTCGGCCGGGCGGCTGGTCAGGACAGGACCGGCTTGCCGCTGATCTTCCAGGTCAGGGTCGCCGTCAGCTTGTCGTCGTAGGGGGCGTCCGGCTCGAAGCCGGTGAGGATCGCCTGGAAGGTCCAGCTGGTGGCGTCCGGGTCGGGGAAGACGATCCGGTAGGAGCGAGGCAGGGCGTCGGCGAAATCGTCGACGAGGATGTCGTGCTCGCTCGGGTCGTAGTTGACGTCCGCGGACACCTCGCCGCCGTCCTTCAGCCCGCCGAGGAACTCCATCCACCCGTCCGGCGACCCGTGGGTGGTGACGTCGATCGTCTCCCGGCTCATGCCGGGCGGCGTGATCCCGGTGCAGTTCGCGATCGAGGTGTAGCTCTGGGGGCTGCCGCCGTCGCCGCGCTGCAGCTGCGTGCCGAAGCCGTCGATACCGGCCATGGGCTCCTCCTGGAGGTGTGTCGGGGCCGGCCGGTCAGGGGCCGGGCTGCTCGGTGGTGATGCGGTAGCGCTGCACCAGGTGCCGGATGTCGCCCGGGGGGGCCGGGTCGGTCATGGTGAAGCCCTGCTCGTAGCGGGTGGAGACGTGCACCAGGCCCTCGATGTCCAGGGGCTGGTGGTCGAGGCCGGCCATGACCCGGGCGCCGATCCGGTGGGCCGCGGCGAACCCGCGGTACCGGGTCCAGATGTGCAGGGTCAGGACGCTCTCGCGCCCGTGCCGGTCGTGGGAGTTGCGGGGGCTGTCGATGACCTCGCCGAGGTCGACGTAGTCGTAGTCGGTGCCCTCCGGCACGCCGTCGAACACCCCGGCGACCAGGGCCATGAGGTCCTCGTCCGCGACGAGCGCCCGGTAGACGGCGGCCTGCACGGGCAGCATGGCGTCGTCGGCGTTCACAGGCCCAGCTCCTGGCGGATCTCGGCGGCGATCCGGTCCCGGATGCGGTGCCGCTCCGCCTCGATCGCCGGGCCCAGCGCCGGGCGGGCCGGGATGCTCTTGGTGCCGAACTCGTGGAACCAGGCGTAGTAGGCGTCCGCGGCGAACCAGCCGACCTCGGCCCGCAGGCCCTTGTTCTTGTACCGGATGGTGAGCCTGCGCTGGAGGAGGCCGGTCCGCCGGGGGACGTTGAGCAGGGTCTCGCGCTGCACGTCCTCCGCGGACTCGCGCACCGCCCGCAGCAGCGCCTCCCGGATCTGGTCGGGCAGTTCGTCCAGGCGCTCCGCGAGCCGGTCCAGGCCCTCGATCTCGACGGTCAGGCCGGTGCGGGCGCCGCCGCCGCGCGGCCTGCGCCCGCGCGCCATCAGCGTCCCAGCTCGAACACGCCCACCGTGACGGAGGTGACCGCGTCGTAGGTGATGGCGGCCCGGCCGGTGGCGTCCTTGAACAGCGCGGCGGACAGCGGGATCGCCGACGTCTTCCCGGCGGCCACGACCACGGCGACCTCGGCGATGGCGACGCCCTTGACGGTGCCCGGCGTGGAGAGGGTCACCGTGTGGGAGCCGGCGTCGCCGTTCTTGACGACCAGGAAGCGGCCCTCGCCGACCGCGGCACTGTCGCCGCCGGCCGCCGCGGCCACCAGGGCGTCGGTGATGGACCCGCCGCCGGCGACCGGCAGCGAGGTGGTTGCGAGCTGAGCCATCAGGGGCTCCCTTCGGTCTGGGTGAGCTCACAGTCCGCGCGCCGGTAGTTCGGGCTGGACGGCTCGTGGACGTGGTGGACGTGCAGGACCTGGCCGCCGCCGTGCAGTTCGTCGCCGCGGGCGACGTCGGCGTCGGGCAGGAGGTAGACGGTGTGGGTGTGCAGGGATTCGGTCCGGCCGGCCATGCCGCGGTCCGAGGCACCGGGCCGGTCGACCTTCGCCCGGACCTCGCCGACCCGCACGAAGACGGTGGCCCGGCCGCCGGTCCCGTCCGGCACGGTGGTCGGCCGGCGGACCTCCAGCGTGCGGTTCAGCCGGCGGCCGACGCCGATCACGTGCGGGCCCGGTAGGCGCCGAGCGTGCGCCGGTCGGCGTCGGTGAGTTCCATCCCGGCCTCGGCCGGGGTGGCGTAGGTGACGGCGTGGTCCCCGAGCGTTTCGCTCGCGATGGTGCCGGCCGGGTTGTTCCAGGCCTGTGCGGCGAGCCGCAGGACGATGCGCCGCACCCCGTCCGGCGCGGCGGGAAGTCCGGCGGTGACGGTGGCCTCGACGGCCTGCGGCTCGCACGGCCAGCAGCTGCCCCGGCGGTAGAGGATCCCGGACGCGGACCACGTGTAGTCCCGGTCGGTGCCCTCGGCGAGGACGGTGCCGTCGTCGGTCAGCGTCACCGCGGTCACCGCGGTCACCGGCCACCGCGGCAGGACGAGCTTGCGGGTGCCGGTGCCGTCGAGGAGCACGGTGTCGGTGGACGACCACAGGCTCTGGCCGCACTCTTCCTCGACGGCGCCGGTGGCCAGGTCGAGCAGCAGCTCGGCCTGGTCCTCCTCCTCCGGCGTGAACGGCTCGGTGTGCCGCAGGTAGAGCCGCAGTTCCGCCGACGTGGCGTACGCCGTCATCAGCCGCCGCCGGTCTCCGCGGCCTGGATCGCCGCGAGCAGGTCGGCCTTCTTCGTCGCACCACCGAGGTCGATGTCGTTCTCGGCGGCGTACGCGAGCAGCTGCTCGACGGTCAGCTTGTCCAGCGGGACCGCCCCGCCGTCGCCGGCCAGGTCCTTCGTCGGCGTCTTGGCCACGGGCTTGGCCCGGCCGCCGACGGGCACCGCGTAGCCGCCGGCGAGCAGGTCCTCGGCGACGTCGCGCGGCACCTGGGCGGGGACGTCGTAGGTGCGGCCGACCTCAAGCGTGCGCTCAGGGCCGGCCGCCAGGGTCAGCATGGTGATCTGCACCGCGGGCTCCTTACGGCTTGACGCGGGCCTTGCCGCGCAGGACGGTCACGCCGTACACGGCGCCGGTGGTCGTGCCGGTCACGGTCGTGATGACCCGCAGGTACCGGCGGATGCCCTTGTAGCCGATCTTGTAGATCTGGCTCGCGGTGCCGCCGCTGGAGACGACCGGCTCGGCGCCGTCGAGGTAGGCGTCGGCGACGGCCGCGAAGGTCACGTTGTCGTCGCTGTCCTGGACCTCGAAGGTGTGGGAGCCGTCGGTCCAGGTGCCGGCCTGGATGTGGACCATCGCGGCGTCGTAGTTCGCGAGGTCCACGCCGGTGCCGTTCGCGGACGCGGTCTTCGCCGCGGGGGCGAGGGTGACCGCGGGGTCGAGGCTGTTGACGAGGTCGGTCCGCATCGGACCCTCCTTCTGTAGGGGTGGCCGGGGCGGGGGTCAGTTGGTCTTGAGGCGGACGAACGCCTCGGCGAGGACGGGCATGCCGTCCGTCTCCATCCGGCCGATGAAGCCGACCTGGTTCGTCTCGGCGTACAGCTCGACCAGGCGCTGCACCTCCATCTGCAGCGAGTCGACGATCCAGTAGTACGAGAAGTCGCCGAGCAGGCCGACGTACTGCCCGGTCGTGAACGTGGACGGGATGAACTCGTTCACCTGGTAGGGCAGTTCGAGGATGGTGTCGGGGCGGTCCGCGGTGAGGCCGGGCTGCCACAGGTAGTTGCCGGTGCCGGCGCCGCCGGTGTCGTCGCGCAGCTTGCGGATCCGCTTGATCGCGTCCCGGTGGAAGGCCCACTGGGCCTTGCTCCAGTACTGGGGCTTGAGCGTGTACTTGGCGTCGATCAGGCCGTCGCCGGTGAAGTTCGTGGCGGAGCCAGTCTGGACGTCGCGGCTGGTGGGGATGCCGTCCGGGGACGCGGTGAACATCCCGAGGGGCTTCTTGTTTCCGTCGCCGGTCCAGAACGCCTTCTCCTGGGTGACGCCGAACTTGTAGGCCATGCGCTCGCGGATGATCTGCTCGGGCGAGATGGTGGCGCGCCGCAGCAGGGTGCGGCTCGCCTTGATCCGCTTGGCGATCGGGTTGGGGCGGAGCTCGCGCTTGCCGAAGCGGAGGGCGTCGTCCTGGCTGCCGGTGCCGATCTCGGACGTCCACTCGGCGTCGCCGAGGTCGGTGTCCAGGGTCGGGATGCCGAGGCTCTCGGCCTGGCTGATCTGCTGGACGGTGGCCAGGCCCCGGACGGCGACCATGTCGTCGACGGCCTGGATCAGCGCCGCGACGAACTGCTGCGGGGCGACGAGGAATCCGCCCTCCGGGTCGCTCGCCATGTTGAGCGCGCGGGCCTGCTCGGGGCTCAGGTTGGCGCGGCCGCCGAGGAGGTAGGCGCGGAACGCCTCCTGCTCGCGCTCCTCCGGGCTGCCGCCGGTGCGGCCTCGGTTGCCGGCGCCGTCGTCGAGCTGGTCGTCGCCGTCGGCGGCCGAGCGGTCGTCCTCGCGCAGGCGCTCCATGCGGGTGATGGTGGTGTCGAGCTGGTCGCGCTCGTCGAGGAGCCGGTCGAAGGACTGCTCCTCCTCGCCGGTCATGGAGCGGCCGGCGGTGTTCGCGCCGTCGAGGATGGCCTGCGCGTCGGCGCCGAGCTTGGTGCGCTGCTGCCGCAGGTCGCGGATGGTGATGGGCACGGGGTCTCCCTCGGGGTGTACGGGGTCGGGGGGTGGGCAGGGCGGGCGGTCAGAGCCGCAGGCGGGCGAGGCGGCGGGCGAGCGCGGCCTCGGCGCCGCGGAGCGGGTCGTCGCCGGCCGCCTGCTCTTCCTCGGCGGCGGCGTCCATCAGGGCGGACAGGGCCTCGATCGCGGACTGGACCAGGCCCTTGTTCTTCGAGCTGAGGACCTTGCCGGCGCGCAGGCCGCCGAGCGCCCGGACGAGGTCGGAGCGCTCGCCCTCGGCAACCGCGTCCGGGTCCATCGGCAGCGGCACGACGCTGGTCTCGAAGAGCTCCCACCGCGCGGGCACTCCGGCCTGGTCGATGTCGTGCGCGTCGAATCCGACCGAGACGGCTCTGAGGTAGCCGTCTCGGATCTTGCGCTCGACGGTCCGCGCGAAGTCGTCGGCCTGGTCGAAGACCAGGTCCCCCAGGAGGCGGGTGCCGTCCGGCCGGACGTTCTCCACGCGGCCGATCGGCAGGCCGTCGCGGCCCCAGTAGGAGTGGCCGTAGCCGAGCACCGGGTTGGCCTGGTAGCGGGCGAGGTCAAGGCCGGCCATCCGCAGGTCGAGGCCGTCGGCCTTGCGGCCCTCGGTCGCCAGGACGAACGGGATGGGCCCGTCCGCGGGGGCCTCCTCGCCGGCGGCGCGGAGCACGTGGCCGCGCATGTAGACGACGGTGGTCATCGGTCTCCCCTCGGGGGTCTCATTCCGGCACCACCTGGCAGTCACAGCCGGGGTGCAGCGGCGGGTGGTGGGTGTCGCGGTCGATCTGCAGCGACGCCTCCAGGCCTGTGACCTCGCCGCCCTCGTGGACGAAGGGCTTGTCGATGGCGACGGTCTTGCCGTCCATCCGGCTGCAGAACGGACAGTCGGACGACCCGGTGGTGGTCCAGGTCAACTTCTTGACCCCGGCCTCCTTCCACGCCTCCCGCGCGGCGGCGTTCGGGAGCTGGGAGGTCTGCCAGGTGGCGGTCTGCTCGGGCCGGTCCTCCGCCCACTTGGCGAGGCGCTCGGTGACCGCGGCGGCCGGGTCATCCGGTGCGCCCTCGGCCGCGTTGCGCAGCTGGCCGATGGAGGTTGCCGCGCGGTACGCGGCGTGGGACAGCACGTAGGCGCGGACCCAGGTGGCGAGGTCGATCGGGTCCTCGTGGTGGACCTCCTCGGCGGCGTCCCGGGCGATGTCCTGCGCCAGGGCCTGGAACAGCGGCAGCCAGGCGGCGACCGTGGCGTCCTGCGCGGCGCCCTGGTAGTAGGCGGTGAGCGCGGTCACGAAGCCGTCCAGGTCCCGGCTGCGGGCCTCCTCGTCGGGGGCGGGCAGGTGCTTCGCGGCGAGCGCCTGCACCTTCTTCGTCTCCGCGGCCAGGAGCTCGGCGTCCGCCGCGGCGATCCGGCCCGCGTAGGAGGCGGCGATCTTCCGGCGGGCGGCCACCGACCGGACCGCGCGGGCTCGCCGTACGTCCGCGCGGGCGGGCTCGGCGGCCGGGGCCGGCGGGGCGTCGGCGGGCACCATGTTCATCGGTACCAGGTAGCTGTCGCCGCCCTCGATCGGGTTCTCGTTCTCCTTGTCCCGGATGTCGTTCGCGGACAGGTAGCCCCACTGCCGCCCGATGGCGTACGCCTGGTAGCGGGTCAGGGTGTCGCCCCGCAGCAGCGCGTCGACCAGGTGCTCGGCGTAGTACGTCTGCCGCTCCTGCTCGGTGAGGAGCTGGGTGTAGACGGCCTGCTCCCAGCGCACCAGCCAGGTCCGCAGGGCGGAGGTGACGTAGTCGAGCTGCTGCTGCTCGATGTTGGAGAACGTCGCCCGCTCCAGGTCGGCGATTTTGTGCGACGGCAGGCGGAGCCAGCGGGCCATCTCGGTGACCTGCAGCTTGCGGGTCTCCAGGAACTGGGCGCTGTCGTTCGGCATGCCGACGGCCTGCCAGGTGACGCCCTCCTCCAGGATCGCCACCCGGTGCGCGTTGCTGATGGTCCGGTGGATGTTCTCCCAGTCCGCGGCCATCCGGCCGCGGGCCTCCGGGGAGAGCAACCCAGGGTGGGTGAGCGCGCCGCCCGGCGCGCTGCCGTTGCTGAAGACCTTCGAGCCGTGGTGCTCGGTGGCCAGGCCCAGGCCGATCGAGTGCGCGGCGAGCTCGACGATCGGATAACCGCGGATGCCGTCGTACCCGAGACCTGCAACGTGCAGCACCTCGTCCGGCATGAGGGTGGCCTCGATGCCGTTGGTCTGATCGCGGTACTGGTAGACCTTCGTGAACCGGCCGCCGGACAGCGGCTTGGTGCAGATCCGCAGCCGGTCCGGGCGGAGCGGCCACAGCTCCTCGACCTCACCGCGCGGGTTGCTGACGATCTGGGCGACGCCGTTGCCCCACGTGATGGCGTGGCCCTGGAGGGTCTCGCGCAGGGCCTGCGCGGACATCATCGGGTTCGCCTGGTTGCGGAGCACGTCGTACAGCCGGGTGCCGGTGGCGCGCTGCTTGCCACGCGGCTGGAGCCGCTCGTACAGGTGCAGCGGCAGCGAGCCGACGTCCTCGGCGATGACCCGTACCCCGGCGAAGAACGGCGAGTAGGTCAGTGCGGTGTCCTGGGTGACCTGGACCCCGGCCGTGCTGCCGCCGCCGGAGAACCAGTCCTCGACCCAGCGCTCCGGGGTCGCGAGTCCGGAGGTGGGGCCGGCGGAGGCGCGGGCGAACGCGCGGGCGGCGGAGCGGATCAGGCCCACGGTCAGCCTCCTCTCTGGTGCGGGATGCCGGGCCGGGCGGCGTCGGCCCGGCCGGCCTGGATCCCGCCGTACACACCGAGGGCCAGGAGCAGGGCGCCGGCCACGGCGATACCCAGCCACAGGGCGAGCAGCGCCAGGCCGGTGCCCAGCAGGACGATCCCGGTGAGGACGAGAACGTCCCACCGGTCGAGGGGTGGCTCGGGCGTGGTCATCCGGTCATGCCTCTCGTCTCGTAGACCGACGGGGGCGGCAGGCCGCGCATCCGCCCGTCGACGGCGAAGAGCAGGGCGGGCATGCCGTCGATCCTCTTCCCGCTCTTGTCGCGGGCCGGCTTCACCGGCCGGATCCGGTCCGGGTCGTCGGTGGGGGACTTGCACTCCAGGTTGTCGGCCATCCACCGCGCGGTGGGGTTGCCGAAGTGCGCGAGCTCACCGGCCCGCAGGGAGCGCATCAGCTCCTGCATCGGGGGCGTCATCCGCAGGTACGTCGTGTCGGACTCGACCATCTTGAGCCGGGTCCGCTTGACGATCTCCTGCCGGACCGGCTCCCCCGACCACTTGTCGTAGGTGATGTCGACGATCGAGTAGCGGCGGTGGTCGGCCTCGATGTCGTCGTAGATCCGATCGAAGTCGATGGTGTCGCCGTCGGTCAGCGTCACCCAGCCGTCCCGGGCCCACTGCGAGAAGGCCCCGCCCGTCGCGTCGTCGAGGTTGGGCACGACGGCTTCGGGGGCCCAGATCCGCCACTGGATCTCACCGCCCGGGAAGAGCAGCGCCCACGCGGTGAGGTCGAGCTTGGAGGAGAGGTCGAGGCCGGCCCAGCAGCGCTGCCCGGCGAGGCGGTCGGCGAGCCACCCCGGGGTGGGGGCGATCTCGCGGGCGTTGGCGTCCCACAGGTCCATGGCGATCCATCGAGAGGTCTGGCTGACACGTTGGTTGAGGCGGAACTGCCGGAAGCCGGCTTCCTTCTTCGGGTCCTCCTGGGCCTCCCTGGCGTCCTCGCGCAGGGACTGGATGCTCAGGAAGGAGCCGAGCGCCGGGTTGCACCAGTACCAGTTCGCCTCGTCCCACGGGTCGATGGAGACCGGCAGGTCGGAGCGGCCGGGGAAGAGCCGGTGCAGGCGGGCGAGTTCGTCCTCGGTGCGCGGCGCCTTGCGGACGAACACGAAGTGGTGCGGGGCGGAGGCCGGGCGCTCCATCACGCGGTCGGCCTCGTCGATGAACGCCGCGCCGAAGGACACGCCGTCCTTCGTCTCGGTGGTGATGGCGAGCATCAGCGGCTGACAGCGGGCGCCGGTCGCGGTCTTCATCGCCTCCCACAGCGAGCCGTCCGGCTGGCTGAGCACCTCGTCGAGGACGAAGCCGTGGGGGTTGTGGCCGAGCTCGGACAGGGCATCCGCGGGGATGACCTCGTAGTGCGAGCTGGTGCGCTCGTCGACCAGGCGCCGGGCGTTCTTCAGATGCTCCAGCCGGGCCGCGAGGTGCGGCGACTTGCGGACCATCTTGACCGCGGGCTCGAACACCTTCGACGCCTGGCGGGTGTTGGCCGCGGCGCCGTACACCTCGGCGGACTCCTCGCCGTCACCGACCAGGAGGTAGAGCAGCAGGCCGGACAGGAGCGCGCTCTTGCCGTTCTTCCTCGCCATGACGATGGTCGCGCGCGAGTAGCGGCGCACGTAGCGGCCCCACTGCTCGGACCAGTGGACCTCGCCGAACAGCGGCCGGATGATCTCGTGCTCCTGCCACGCGGCCGGGACGAAGCGGGTGTTCGCGAGCGCGCCGGCCGGGTGGACGAGGAGCTCGGAGAAGAACGCGACGACGCGGTCGGCGCGGGGCTCGCAGTAGTGCCCGCCGGTACGGGTGCAGGTCTTCCCGTCGAGGGTGTACCCGCAGGTGCCGCCCCGGCGGGAGACCGGGCGCCAGCGCTTGTGGTGGTCGACCTTCGCGGGCCTGCGGGCCGGGCGTCGAGGAGTGGGCGCGGCCATCACCCCTCCCTGCTCAGGACAGCAGCCGCTCGGCTCCCATCCCGCCGTCGTCGGCCCCGAGCTTCAGCTGTGAGCGGTCGCTCGGGGTGAGGCCGAAACGGGCCCCGTAGTGGCGGACCTGGAGGTCCGCGGCGTCGAGCGCGAGGAGCCAGGCGTTCTTCCCCTGCCGCTCGCCGACCAGGTCGCCGTTCTTGTTGAACACGGGGTGGCTGACCACCGCGCCCTCCGTGGCGACGTGCTCGGCGGCGTCGCGCCGGCGGTGCGACGCGTCGCACCAGTTCGCGAACGCCTCGACGTCCCACGCGGTCAGCACCCGCTTGGCGATGAGGTCGGGCGCGTAGGTCTCCCACACCTGCAGCGCGCCGGCGCTCAGCCACTCCGGCGGCTGGACGTCGCCCTCGTCGGGCTGTGGCTCGTCGGTGTTGATCCGGTCCTTGCGGTCACCGTGCAGCACCCGCAGCACGGTCGGCTTCGGTGCCGGTCCTCGCTTGCCCATGGCCACCCCCAAATCAGTGACGGACAGCTACCAAGATCATCCGGGTACGGCGGATCCCGAAACCTGTCAGCGAGAGACCGGGCTCCCCCCCGCGTTCGGAGGGGCCCCGGCCCAGAGATTTGACCCGCCCCTCCCCGGTCACCTCGGGTGACCGAAGATCAAAAAGGCGGAGGCTCCGCTGCCCAGCCCGCGGGCTGGTTGCGGCCGGTCTCCGAGCCGTGGCAGGGCTTGCACAGGCCACGCCCGCGCGCGGGGTCGTCCGCGTCCAGGCCCTGGGCCACGAGCTCACGGCGGGACAGCGGGTAGTGGTCGGCCTCGGTGGCCGGCCGCGTCTTGCACACCACGCACACGCGGTCGCGGGCCAGGACACCAGGGCGGAAGCGGTCGCGGTGCCCAGCGCCGTAGCCCTGCGCGGTGGACGAGGGGCGGGGCCGGATGCGCGCCTCGGTGCAGGGCGGGCACTTGCCTGTGCGCGTGCCGAGGACGACGTCGCCCGGGCATCCGGGCGTGGTGCACCTGCGCGGTGCCCTACTCGGTGACATCGCGCATGCCTCGGCGGATGACGTCACGCACCCGCGTACCCGCGGGCACGCCCTCGGTGCGGACGGTGGCCGGGGGCCTCAGGCTCTCCCGGAAGCGGCGCAGTACCGCGTCGGCCTCGGGTCCGGTCACGCGTTCGCCGGTGGCCGTGTCGATGACCTCGGCGTCGGGGATGTCGGCGAGGAGGCCGCGCGGGCCGAGGGTGCCGCCGCTGCGGGGGGCGTGGTTCACCCCGCAGCGGCAGACCTTGCTGGTGGAGTGGGTGTGGACGGCGAGGTGGGTGGCGCCGTAGGGGAGGTCTGCGGTGAGGATGACGCCGTGGTCGCGGATGAGGCGACTGCCGAGTTCGTGGGTGAGGGCGGCGGCGGTCGCGTCGGGAACGCCGGCCTTGATGAGGTCGGTGTAGAAGGTGCCGATGACGCTGGGGGTGCTCAGTGCTGCGGCGGTCACGGGTGCGTGTCTCCTCGGTAGGCGTGGCAGCGTGGGTCGCCGCAGTCGATGAGGTCGGGGTTGGCGTACGTCTCGATCAGGCCAGGCCCGGCTGCGAAGAGCTCGGCGACGGCGCCCGGCCGGGCGCCGGTCGCCTCCTCCAGCCGGGCGATCTTCATGGGGTAGGCCCTGCCGTGGGTGGAGCAGGGCCTCGGGCGGCGTAGCCACCTCCAGGGGAGGAGGCTCACGGGTTCTCCAGGACGGTGAGTCGGGCCTCGGCGTTGGTCATGCGCGTCTCCAGGCTGGCGACGCGGTTGAAGAGGTCGGTGAGGTAGGTGTTGACGGTGCTGAAGCCGGACTCGACTGCGGACACGCGTGCGGCGAGGGTGTCGTACTCGGCCTGTGTCCCCCAGCCGTCGGCCCCGTTCGCACCGTTGGTGCCGGCCGGGCCTGCCGGGCCTGCCGGGCCCTGCTCGCCCTGCGGTCCGGTGGGGCCGACGGTGACCGGGGTGCCGCCCGAGGTGGCGACGGGGGTGAGGTCGGCGAGGTCGACGGCCGGGGCCGTGGCGGGGAGGCTGATCGGGTAGGAGTCGCGGCCGCCGCCGGTGAGGGTGCGGGTGACGGTGTAGGTCCAGCCGGTGGGGCTGATGCCGGTGCTGTCGGTGGCGAGCAGGGCGACGGTGATGCGGCCGTCGGCGTCGTACGTCGCGGTGACGGTGCCGTCGATGATGGCGCCGGTGCTGGCGCTGACGATGCGGGCCGGTGAGGGCGTGAAGCGTACGGTGCCGCTGTCGGGGGTGCCGTCGGGGAGCAGGGCCAGGTCGGTGACGGTCACGACCTGGAGGCCGTCGGGCAGGGGCACGTCGTCCTCCTCAGTCCATGGCGGGTCGGCGCTCGCGCACGATGGCGGCGGCGGCCTGGAGTGCGTCGGCGACAGCCGCCCACACGCTGGTGCTGTCGTCGGGGTCGACGGTGCCGATGTCCTGCTCGGGCCCATCCCCGACGCGAAGGGTGATGGTCAGGCCGGGCATCAGGTGCGGGCCTGCCATGCCCAGGTGCCGGGCACGGTCTTCTGCGGCATGCGAGCCTCCAGGTGACGGTCTGGGTGTCCCCGTGCCGCGGCCGGTCGGCGATGCGACCGGGCACGGGGACACCGAGGTGCAGCGGCTCACGCCCTCCCCGGACGGTGCCTGCTGCAATCCGGTCCGTCGTCTGCGGTCAAGGCGCAGCGCGGGCCGGAGTGGACGCCCGACGGGTGACCGCCGGGCACGCAGAAGCCCCCGGGGCCTGATGGGCCGTCCGGGGGCTTCTGTGGTCTGTGGGCACACCTGTGCCGTGCGGCCTATCGTGACACTCCGGTTTCGGTGCGTCAAGTAGCGTCCTGTCAAGACCCCGTCAGGCTGCGGCGCTCTCGCGGGCTGCGAGGTACGCGTCGACCTCGTCGAGGGCGTAGAGCGGGTGGCGCTCGGTGCCGCCGACGGGGGTGAGGTGGCCGCGGCGGCGCCACTGGCGGACGGTGCCGGGGTCGACGCCGGCGTACTCGGCGACGGCCTGGGCGTCGGCGGAGCCGGACGGGTAGAGAGGGTGCATGGCGGTCCTTCCCCCGGGGTGATCATCTGACGGGGGCCAGGGTGCCCGAGCGGGCCCCACGGTT